CAACCTGTGGGTGGACGAGGACACCGGGTTCTTGACCTTCTCGCGTAAGAGCGGCAAGACCAACGCGATGGGTGTCGAGACGAACACCACTGTCGCGGTGTTCCCCCACTTCGTCTACTGCAAGCAGATCGTGAGCGAGGAGCCCTGATGAAGATCGAGCGGGAGACCAGAGCCCCGAGTCACGTCCAGTTCGCCAAGCGGCTGACTGACGTACCCGTGGGTGAAGGTCTCCCCTCGGTCGAAGAACTCCAGGATGAGCTGATCGAGTACACCGAGATCCTGCTGGGACGCGCTGACCCGCCTGTGGACAGTCCGTACCTGGACCTGATGGAGGTGGCTACCGCGTTCCACGCCCGAGCCCTGGAGATCGACATGCTCATCCACTGGGAGGAACAGCAGCGTCGGGTGATCCGGGGTGCACCCCACTACAAGTTCCGTACTGGCCAGCTGCGGAGCTTCATCGAGATGACCAAGAAGCTGGCTGACCTCGGGAGCAGGCGTTTGACCCAGGAGGCGCTGCTCCATGACCAGCGATACGACGCGGGAGAAAACTACTGAGATGAGGATCATCCGAGATACAGACGCCAGGTTACTGGCGCGTAGGGATGACAAGGAGACATCCAAGACTGCTGCTCGGTTACTCCGGAGTGGAACTACGAAGGCAGCCATGTTGAGCGCATTCGCAGATGGGAGAACCTACACCGCCGATGAAGCGAATCTCCGATGTGATGGTCGTGGAGGTCGGTCGTACTGGCACCGATGTACGGATCTAGTCCGTGACGGCTACCTGCGGGAATCAGGAGTGAAGTACAGCTACAACACCAATCGTGAGCAGACCGCTTACGAGATCACAGAAGCAGGACGACAGATGTTGCGCGAGATCGAGGAGAAGTAATGCTGAAGGTAACGGTCAAGATCGTCGACGAGAACGACGAGCAGATCATCAACGTGGCCCCTGGCTACTCAGATGAGGGGAACATGTCGCGCAAGCAAGCCGCTGGTCTGCTCACTGCACTGGCGGGAGAACTGAACGGACCGCCCAAGTCCAACACCATGTACGTGAACAGCACCACCAACCTGCCCAGTCTGTATGGCTCGATTACCAGCGCCACCATCGCGGGACAGGGAGATGTCGCGATCAAGGCGGAGGCATGACCAAGAACCAGGATCTGGAGGAGCGCCTGAGCCAGGCACGTGCCGGGAGAGAAGCCGCAGTCCTGGAGTACAACGACGCGATCTGGGCTGCGAAGAGGGCGGGTCTAAGCAACAGCAGGATCGCCCGAGCCCTGGGCATCACCGAGGGCGCAGTACGGATGCACCTGAGCAGGCACAAGGACGGTACCTACGCCGCGAAGAGGAGATGGTGATGGAGGAGGCAGGGGGTGAGCGAGCTTTCAACGCTCGGGGACTGAACCTGGCGCTGGGAGAGCTGGAGGAGAGGCCGTTCTCGCTGCACTACGAGATCCTGGCCCACCCACAGCGCTGGCCACACCTGAACGCACTACTGTGCAGGACACTACATACTACTAGTGAGTAAACACCGACAACATGCGAAGAAGCGACCATGGACAAGCGTGAGTACGAGATGCTGTTGACCTGGCACAGGGCGCAGATCGACTATCACCAAGAGCAGATCGACATGCTCAAGAAGGTGTATGCAGGAAGTCTTTCGGTCTCGGAGGCCGAAGAAGTGCCTGAGCCACCGTGCTGAGGCCCATATCAACCCATAAGTGGCCTGTTCTCACGGGCCGGAGACGAAGGATCTTCAGATGACCGACGTGTACACCACTCTCGTGCACAGCAGTGGTCGCTACGACCGCACCCTGGAGAGCCTGCTGTCCAGCGTGAAGCGCCTCATCCACATGCGTGGGGTGACGCTGGTCAGCGGGACCGAGACCAAGGCCCGTCCCACCAAGTTCCTGGGGAAGAACCCAGGGTGGAAGTGGGTGCACGGTGTGACCGACGACCAGGCTGCCGATGGCAAGGACGCTGCGTACCCGACCAGGGAGTGCTGGGTCATGTACAGCACCAGGGAGTGGGAGCTGGAGGGCTACTCCACCCCGCAGATCGCTGACCGTACGTACCACGGCGTACACGGCGGCACGCTGCCCATCGCCCGTACGCTGCGCTGCAAGTTCCGGAACCGGAAGACGGGGAAGATCTTCTTCTTCTACTTCGTGCACATGCCCACCGATGGCACGGAGCTGCGAGCCCAGATCTGGGTGGAGGCGTGTGATGGCCTGCACGCGGTGATCGCGCGGGACAAGGAGCACTTCCCCGATGCCGCCTACGTGATCCAGGGAGACATCAACAAGAACTTCCGCCAGACCGACGAGCGCATGCTGATGGTGAAGCACATCAGCAACCCGAACAAGCTCCGCAACGCCTGGGCAGGACACACCCCCAAGAAGGGTGGCACCCACGGTCCGCTGGGCCTGATCGACAGTATCTTTACCAATGTGAAGGTGAAGAGCGCCGCCCTGCTCCCGGACGATGCCAGTTCGGATCACCGACCGTTCAAGGTCAGGCTCAAGGTCAACTAGGAGACCAGCATGTACGACACTGCTAGCGAGGCACTCGCCACCTACAAGAACTCCCTCACCGACCGGGTGGGTGAGCTGCACGACACCCTGAGTGTGTTGCGGGAGAAGACCCAGGACGCACTCGCTGAGCTGGCTGAGCTGAACACCCTGCTGGCTGCCACGCCTGAGGTGGAGATCCAGGAGCAGCCAGAGCAGGAGCAGACCCACGACTACTTCTGAGTGGCCACTGTGCCCTACCTGGGATAGCCCGAAGACGTGTTGCAGGTTACTGCCGGGTCATGAGGGCGATCACCAGTTCGCACCCCACGAGATCGCACTAGAGGAGCACTTCAACGATGAGCACCACCGAGGATAGGAACGACCCACGTCTGACCCATGGAGTGGACGAGGAGCCAGTACCCCAGGCGGAGGTCTACCTGGTGCTGAGCGAGTCCGAGAGGGCACGTGGCTTCATCCGCCCTGTCCGTGCGTCCTACATCCACGAGACCTGTGGCGCGAAGACGACCATGAGCATCGAGATTGCTGAGACCTACGCTCGTCAACCCAGTCACTACGGAGCGACCTACTGCGTGAGGTGTGGCATGCACCGTCCGGTTGGCAAGGCCGGGGAGTTCGTCTGGGAGGACGGAAGCAAGGTCGGGGTATGAAGATCATCCGAGATCCTCGCTGCCGGTTCTGCAAGCGCCGTTTCGACAAGTCGAAGCAGATCTTCCAGGACGAGGTAGACCCCAGCAGGTGTAACACTTGTGCGTGGAACTACGAACGTCTCGTCGACCGTAACGAGGACCACATGATGGTGATGAACGCGCTTGGCGTGCCCGACATACACGGAGAGCCGTACACGAGGTACCGCTCATGAAGGTCGTAGGCATCGACTTAGGCACACACAAGGTGAGCCTGGCTCTGGTGCGTGACGGTGAGCTGCTGGAGACCATGACCTGGGATTACGCGGCTGGTCATCGAGCTGATGTGCTGTGTGACCTCGCGAACCAGGCTGAGATGCAGATCCACCGGTGGCAGCCTGACCACATCTTCATGGAGGACGTGGTCGTCGGGAACAACCGGAAGTACTCCATCCAGATCGCCCAGGTGATGGGTGCTGTGCTGGCTGCTGTCGGACATGGTCAAGCGCTGCCCATCGCGGTGAACAACCGGGAGTGGAAGAAGATCACCGGGCAGAAGATGCCCCGTGACAGCGCTGGTCAGAAGGAAGTTGTGCGCGCCTGGCTGCGGGAACGGTCCGAGCACGCTTACTCTGTTGTCTGTGACAGAGACCAGGACCGCATCGACGCCGCGTGCATCGCGCTCTACGGCTACGACATCTGTCACCGCGCCTCTGGTCTCAACCTCACCTTCGACTAGCTGGCGGCAGCTCGATGAGCACATCGAAGCCTCTGGCCATCAGGTTCCTCTGCGCGACTCTGAGCGATATGTCAGCTATGAGCTGGAGGACCTGCGTCCTGGCTGGCACATGGACGCGAAGTGCCTGGGGACTGGCCACGAGAACTACTTCAACGCTGACGAGGACGACATGCCAGCCCGGATTCGACAGGTCCGGAACGCCTCGAAGCTCTGTGACACCTGCCCCGCCTACCTGGAATGCCTACGAGCAGCACTGACCAACCGAGAGGAGTACGGGATCTGGGCTGGAACGTCCGGTCGAGTACGTCGCCGGTTGTTTGCGATGATTGACGAGGGCTACGACATCGACCACGTGATGGAGGTGTATCTCGATGAGCGACGAACGCGACAAGCACGGACTCTCGCTCGTACCCGACTCCGAGATGACGGAGGGGACCATCGTGAGGTCCCGAGCGGAAGCAGCCATCGAGCTGCGGCAGGCGGGGAAGTCTAACGCCGAGATCGCCAAGCTCCTGGGGTTCAACCAGCCCAGTGATGTCCAGAAGGCGATCAACAAGCAGATGGAGCGCGAGGCAGCCCATCTGACCACTGAGGATCGCGAGAGCATCCTCTCCCTCATGCTCGGTCGCCTGGACAAGATGCACGAGGCGCTCTGGCCCTCGGCCCTCTACGGTGACCCCAAGGCTGTGGACGCGGTGCTGAAGATCATGGACCGCTACATGAAGTGGACTGGTGTAGACCAGCCCGACTCCTCGACGGGACAGAACAACGTCCTGGTCATCGCGGGAGACACAGATCGGTACGTCGAGCGACTCAAGCAGCTGGCCGATCCGCATAGCGCGACCCGCGATGATGATGAAGAGGAGGAGTGATGAAGAAGCAGGCTCCCGTGGTCCTGGAGATCGTGCGTGGTGAGGACTGGACGACCGACATCATCTGGTCAGACCAGTACGACACCGGCATGCCTATCGCGCATCCGTGCCGTATGGACATCAAGAGCCCGGAAGGCTCGACGCTGGTCTCGTTGATCACCGATCCTGACATCCCCGATGGCGACATCCCCACCATCGCGCTGAGCCCCAACATCGGGCTGATGCAGCTGCACCTGGACTCGTCTGTCACGGGGGACTTCAACCCTGGCAACTACGTGTTCGACCTCTTCGCCACCTACGACGACGGCAACGACTACATCGGTCCTCAGTACAAGCACCTGGTCTCCGGTCAGGTGCTGGTCCTCAAGAACATCACCACGCTGGGAGGCTGACGTGGGTAACGTGATTCGCCTGGTCAACGGAGGCACTCTCCAGATCCGCACCGGTGTGCTCGCTGGCGTCGGGCCTGAGGGGCCGACTGGTCCTGTGGGTCCGCCTGGACCTGATGGTGCTCAGGGGCCTGATGGTCCGCAGGGGCCGATGGGTCAGATCCTCGAAGTCTCGATGCGGGCCACGGTGGACGCTACCCAGGCGATCAGTGGCTCGACTGATACCAACCTGGTGTTCGGCGGGGTCCAGTACGACGACCCTGGTGCGCACACGTCCTCGACCTCGTTCACCACAGTTGATGCAGGTGACTGGCTTTTCACCGCCTGGCTGGACTTCGCGAACTCCGAGATCGGCACCATCTGGGTGTACTCGGATACCACCTCTGCGGTGGTGGCTCGCAACTCCTTCAACGGCACCTCTGCCCAGATCTCCCACGTCTACCGCTCCAGCGCCAACGAGGTGTTCCGGGTCAAGGTCCGCACGGCTGATGGTGCGACAGTGCAGGCCGGTGCGCTGAGCATCACGCGTACTGGCTCTGGTCCCAAGGGTGACGATGGTCCTCAGGGTCCGCCGGGCATCCAGGGTCCGCAGGGTGAACAGGGCATCCAGGGGCCTGCTGGTAACGCTGGCTCGGGCTTCGCAACGTACGCGGACCTGCTGTGATCAGCGCGTTCGGGGTCGAGCACGGGGTCTCGAAGTCCCTCAAGCCACGCCACCTGGAAGCCCTGAAGCGCGTCGCTAGTCGTGACCGTGACTTCCATCGTGCTGATGCCTACCAGAAGGACTATGCGCAGGACCGGCTGTCGCTGCATGGCATCCAGGACTACGGCAAGGACATCGCGCAGAGGATGACTGGCACGCGAGGGATGTACAAGGAGGGCACTGATCGCGCAGTCAAGTACAACGCCAAGCAGCAGGGTATCGAGCGTAAGTACAACAGCGGCAAGAGCGGTGTCGGCACCATCAAGGCTCCGCTGAAGGAGTCGATCAAGGTAATCCGCGAGAATAATCCGATCCGTAGCGCTCGACGGCGTGGTCACCTGAAGCTGGTGTGACATGACCTATGACCAGGCTCAGTCTCCGCGCCTGGGACAGCGCACTGGCGTTGAGAATCCAGGTGTCCGGCTGGTCACCCTGGAGACGCTCCCTGAGGCTGCCTACCGAGGCCAGATCGTCTACCTGTTCGACGAGAACAAGTTCGGCGTCTACACCGGTGATGAGTGGGAACTGCCGGGAGCAGGAGACGCCGTCAACGTCTTCGTCGGTCCCACTGAGCCTGTCGCGGACACGGTGGGCGACCAGTGGATGGACACCAACACCTACACGCTCAAGGTGTGGACAGGTGTCGCCTGGATCCCCGTCTACAACAACAAGGGTGAGGAGACCAAGGCAGCGACCCTGAAGCTGGCCACTGCGGTCAGCTCACTTGTACCCGATGGGGTGAAGACAGCGGGTATCGACGTTGATGTCTACTACGTTGGGGTAGCGCCTCCCACCGCGAACAACTACGACCTGTGGGAGAACACGGCGATCAACGAGGTGTCCATGTGGATGGGCAGTGAATGGCTGGGTCTAGCCGACCCGAACATCACCAACGCCGTCCACGAGGCTGGTCTCGACCGGTTCCTGGCAGACCAGCTGATCACCATCTACTTCTCCGACACCGAGCCGACTGGGCTGGGGCCGCAGAATATAGGTGACGGGTGGGTTAACTCCGGCGTGGTCAAGTCATGGCTCGGCGCGTCGTGGGTAGATACTCAAGTCGACGGAAGTACTGGGATCAAGCCTCGCTCGATCCTGGGGATCAACATCGCTGAGCAGGCGATCACAGCAGAGATCCTCGCGGACTTCGCGGTGAACCCGCTCAAGCTGATTGATACTAGGTACAGGATCTACTGAGGGGCGCGTAATGACCGCAGACATCGTGGTGAAGGATCAGCCACTGCTGACCCGCTCCGACGTGCGAGAGATGATGCGCGAGGAGCTGAAGACGGTACTCCTCGACCCCGATTACCGTGCTGCGGTTCGTCAGGAGCACGCGGACTTCCTCGCTGACATCGAGTTCCGGGTCGCACAGGCGATGGATCACGAGCGAGCTGCCTTCGAGCTGCACGCTGCCAAGGACGCCGATGAGGTTGTCTGGACTGAGGGCAACAAGACCCACTACCGGCGCAAGATCTACGCCGAGGACCTGCACACCTCACGTCCCATGATCACCGGCTACACGATGACGGCCAACACCCCGACAGCGGGCAACATCCAGTGGTCCCAAGTGCACATCGTGTTCAACGGCACTGACTACCCGGTTGACGGTGCTGGAACCGGATCGCCTACGTCTAACACCACGTCCAGCGCGATCAAGTACGTCTGGTTCGATGCTGCGGTCTCCTCGACAGTCCTCCAGCAGTCCACCACGAAGCCATCGCTGTCGGGCAACGCCACCATGGTGTTCTACAACGACGGTGGCACGCCTCGCTCGGTGCTGGATGGCGCTGGCGGTACGGCCTGGGTGATGGGCAACAACACCGTTGGTGCTGGCGAGGTCATCAACGGCTCGCTGACCAGCTCGCAGCTGTCCACCTCAGCGGGCATCATCGGCTCTCAGCTGGCGAACTCCACCATCACGTCGACGCAGCTGGGCTCTGGCGCGATCCTCGCCGCGAACTTCTCGGCTGGCTCGGTCGACTCCACGGCACTGGCTAACAACGCCGTTCTCAACGTGCACATCAGCGCGACCGCTGGCATCACGGGCTCGAAGCTCTCTGCCTCTACGATCACCAGCACTCAGCTCTCTACCTCTGCGGTGGTGGCTGCCAACATCTCCAACGGTGCTGTCACCTCTGCCGCGCTCGGTACCTCGGCTGTGGTGGCTGGTGCGATCAGCAACGGCGCGGTCACCTCGGCTGCTCTGGGCGCTAGCGCGGTGACTTTCGGCAAGATCTCGACGAACGCGGTCACTAGCAACGAGCTGAGCAACAACGCGGTGCTGACCACGCACATCTCTGCTGGTCAGGTCACTCTGGCCAAGATGTCGACTGGTGCGGTCGACTCCACCATTCTCGCCACCAACGCGGTGCTCACCACGCACATCAGCGCGAACCAGGTGACCCTGGCGAAGATGTCCTCGGGTGCTGTGGACTCCACGGTCCTGGCCAACAACGCGGTGATGAACGTCCACATCTCCGCTACCGCTGGCATCACCGGTTCCAAGCTCTCGGCTAGCACCATTACCTCAACCCAGCTGTCCACTAGCGCTGTCATCGCTGCCAACCTGAGCAACGGTGCGGTCACCAGCGCAGCCCTGGGTACCAGTGCTGTGGTCGCTGGCGCGATCTCGAACGGTGCGGTGACCAGTGCGGCTCTCGCCGCCAACGCGGTAACCAACGCTGCTCTGTCTGCTGGTGCGGTGACTGCGGTCAAGATGGCGCTCACCCGGCACCAGATCTACTAGGAGGACACGCTGTGGTTGACGAGAAGGACACTCATTCGGGTGAAGGCTCTACTAAGGTTGAGGCCAAGCCGTTCCTCTCGCCTGACGAGAGGAAGGCACGGAGCGGGGAGAAGGTCGTCTTCCCGATGCCGCAGAACGAACAACTGGCAGCCAAGCACGCTGAGCGGGCACGTCGCATGGCTAAGCGGGACGACTACGAGGAGTAGACATGGCGCAGCCCACGCTGACTAACAACTCACCGTCAGCGGGGTACATCGCCTGGACCAGCTTCACCGTCTCCTACAGTCCAGACGGTACGGCTGCCAACAACGTCAACTACACGGTCACTGCGTCTAACACGAACAAGCGGTTCGTGATCTGGACCTACAACGCTGGGTCACCGACGATCACCACGTCGGACACCTTCCCTGGGACGTTCAACGACAAGGACGACCAGCTCCTCTTCGTCAACCGCAGCGGTGTGGGCATCTACGCCTATCGCACTGGTTATGTCCCTGGTGACCTGCTGATCGACGGCACGGTGTTCACGTCGGCCATCGCCACCGGTGCCATCGTCACCAACTCCCTGGCTGCGGACGCGGTGACCAGCACCAAGATCGCTGCTGATGCGGTGACGGCGCGGGCTATCGCTGCTGGTGCGGTGGGCGCTGAACAACTGTCGACTGGCTCGTTCAGCAAGAACGTGGTGATCAACCCGTCATTCGAGGACTGGGACACCTCCACGATCTACAACTACGTCAAGAACCCGTACGCGTCGGTGGCGACGACGGACTGGACGATGTTTAGCGGCATCGGCGGTACGGCCTCGATGACCCGCATCACCAACGGCAACCCTGACGCCACGCACGCGACGGCGATCCACTGCACCTGGTCGGTGGCCAGCACTAGCTCAGCTGGTCCGTTCGTGCGTACGACCACGCTCACGCCGGGCAACGTGTACTCGGCGGGCGCGAAGGTAAAGCCTGGTACGACGCAGAACGTCTCTCTCCAGGTGCAGTGGTACAACGCGAGCAACTCCCTGATCTCTAGCTCAACAGCGACAGCCGTTAGTTGCACTGGTGGATCGTGGACGCAACTCACGTTGACCAACATCACCGCTCCTGCGGGCACGTCGTATGCCTACGTGTACCCATACCTCAACACGTCGGTGGCTACCTCACAGGTGTACGACGTGTCGATGGCTGGTCTGATCAACGGATCCACGTACACCTACTACGACGGTGACTCGGACGGTGCGGCCTGGCAGGGCACCATCGGTGACTCGGCCACCATCGCGATGCCCTACGAGTGGGCGAAGTTCTCCTACGCCACTGGTAGCTACGTGGGGCAGAGCTTCGCGCTGGATACCACCTCGCCAGTGACCGGGACCAAGAGCCTGGGTCTCCAGGCAGGCAGTGGTGGTCTCGCTGGTGCTGTAGGTCGCTACTACCCAGTCACGCCCAACGACGACTTCTTCATGCGCGCGCGTGGTCGCTGTACCACGGTGGTCTCCAGCGGCATGGGTCTGGGCATGGTCTGGTACGACAAGACCGGCACGTACATCAGCGCGGACCTGGACCTAGCCAACACCGCCAATGCGATCCGAGACCTGGAGTACTACGGCTCCTCTCCCAGCAACGCTGCCTACGCTCGCCCGATCCTGATCTCTGGGGTCACCAGCGCACCGGTCTACTTCGACGATGTCGAGATGGGTCAGCGTGTCACCGGTGTGATGATCAAGGACGGCGCGATCCAGGCCACCAAGCTCACCCTGGGTAGCACCAGCGACAACAAGCTCCCCAACGGCAACTTCCAGGACGTGGACAGCCTGGGCACGGTGCTGGGCTGGTCGGTATCGGAGACCTACGGCACGGTCGGTATCTCGTCCTCGCGTAAGTCCGGCAACTACGCGCTGAGCCTGGCCAAGAACGCCACAGCCTCGCAGTACGTCTCTGCGATCAGCCAGCCCATCGTGGCGGCTGAGGGACGCGACTACTACGTCGGCTACGACGCGTGTGGTCTTCTCACCATGGCCTCGGGCTTCTACATGGAGATCCGCTGGCTGGACGCCTCGCAGGCATACATCTCCTCGTCGTTTATCAGCAACAACATCGCCCTGGGCAGCACGTTCGCCTTCTACGAGGGCCGCGCGACTGCGCCTACCAACACGCGCTACCTCCAGATCCGGCCTCGCAACGGCCTGGTCAGCAGCACCGCGTTGGTGGATAACATCATGGTGCGCGAGGCGATCACCGGCACCCTGGCGGTCAACGGCACGATCACTGGTATCACCGTCGTCGGTAGCACGATCAAGACATCGACCAACAGCAACCGCCTGGAGATCAAGGACGACGGGTCGGCTGGTGTCATCAACTTCTACTCAGGCTCGCCGTACCAGATCACTCAGGGCTACATCAACCCTGGCTACACCACCTCAGGCGGTAACGACTACGGGTTCATGAACCTGTACGCGCCAGTCTGTAACTCTGGTGGCGCTGCGTCCATCCAGTTGAAGTCCAGCGCGTCCGTGAGTGAAGTCCCTGGCATCTACGCGAATGGCGTGCTGTACGTCGACAGCGGAAAGATCTATGCGCGGGGCATCGAGCAGTACACCAGTGTCGGGCTTGAGGTCGATGGCATCACCAAGCTCAATGGCGGACTGTCGGCCTACGACGACATCACCATGAACTCGCCCGGCGTGCTGAACATGAACAGTCGCAACATCACGAACTGCAACGTAATCAACATGAGCGGCGCGGGCAACGTGGCCCTCAACGGCGCATCGCTGAACAACACCAGCGGCGTCATCCCGTTCAGCGTCCAGAACGGTAGCGGGAAGATCTCTGGCGGCACCAACGTCACCTGCCGGTTCGGCGCTGACCCTGGTACGGCGGGCACTAGCTCGGCCATCGTGATCTACCCGCAGCGGATCAACGCTGGCACCGATAACTCGAACATCAGTGGTACGCCGACCTCCAGCTCTGGTCTCCAGCCGTTCTGGGCCAGCACGATCAATGCGTTTGCCGCCTACAACAACGCCTCGGACGCGCGGCTGAAGACCGAGATCTCTGACATCGACGAAGACTTCGCCTGGGACACCATCGCGAACCTGCGGATGCGCAGCTTCAAGATGCCGGACACGCGGGTGGACGAGCACGACGACCCCAACCGGGTGCAGTACGGCATCATCGCCCAGGAGACTCTCGACGTGCTGCCCAGCGCGATCCTGGGGTCCGAGGACAAGATCTACAGCGCCTCCTACCAGGACATCTGGGCGATCAACGTCAAGGTCACCCAGCAGCTTCAGCAGAAGGTCGAGACCCTGGAGAACACGGTCTCAGAGCTGTGTGACCTGGTGTCCGAGTTGCAGGAGCGACTGGCTGCCCTGGAGTGAGACGATGAGCATGAAGGAGGTCTGACATGACTACGACCACACCTGCTCAGGGCTTCACGGTTCCGACCAGTGACGACGACCCGAACATCCCGGACGACATGCTGACTCTGGCTACGGCCATCGAGAAGCGGGTCTGCGGCGTCTACAACAGCGCGACTGACCGTGGGACCAAGGTCCCGAGCCCGCAGGAGGGCCAGGTGGCCTACCTCAAGGACACCAACACCTGGACCTACTACAACGGCTCGGCGTGGACTGGGATGTTCGCTGACGTGCCGACGTTCAGTTCTGGAACCTCGGTGCCGAGCAACGCGTCGGGTGCCAACGGCGACGTGTTCTTCAAGGTCTGAGCATGACGACGGGGATCTACTACAAGATCAATGGCGTCTGGACGAAGATCACCCGTCCGTACGTGAAGAAGAAGAACGCCTGGGTGCCGGTCAAGGAGACCTGGGTCAAGCGCTCGGGGACCTGGCAGCAGTGCTACGACTACGACATCGTGCCTCCTGACGCTCCGTTGCTCTCAGTTCAGCTGGTGGAGACCAAGTACGGCCAGGGCAACAAGAAGGTCGGTCGGCACCTCAAGGTAGGCGTGCGGCTGCCGGGCGACGATCACGACCCCGAGCTGCGTCTGATCCGGGTGCTGACGACCTACAAGGGCAAGGCCCCGACTACGCAGTTCGGTGGCAACTACGTTGCGAACCCCGCTGAGGAGTTCCCGCACGAGCCCTGGAGCGACTTCAAGTACACCGGTAAGGCCAGCGACCGGAACAGCTCGACCTACCAGTACAAGAAGTGGCCGCGCAACGCTGGCGACTCCAGCACGTTGCCTGCTGGCAAGCAGTACTTCGGCGCGTGGTCGCTGGATGACGACGGAAACTGGAGTGCGGCCAGCATCATCTCCATCGACATCCCCAAGGTCGGAGAAGACACCGAGAACGTGGTGGTCAAGGAGGCCCGGTTCAGCCCCAGCTCGGGCGGCACCTACAAGGGCGGCACCTTCAGCGCAGGCAACCTGGCGCAGGCCAACTCGCCGCGCTCCCACGGCTACTACTTCTACGGCACGGACATCCTGGAGGCTGTCGGCCAGCAGGGCAACGTCACGATCCGGAATGCACAGATCCGCCTGACGCGCACGAACGACAACGGCGATGCCAAGGCCAATGTGTACGCAGGTTGGGTGGACTACGGGAACTCCAGTGGCATCGCGGGTGGCGGCACGCCTACCGAGATCAGGCTGCTAGGGACGCTCGCCAAGGGTCAGTCCAAGTGGTTCGATCTGCCCGCTGCCTGGAACGGCAACTACAAGAACGGGATTCGGGGGCTTGCTTTCTGGCACCAGGATCCCCAGAAGGTGCGGGCGGGCAGCGATGACTACAGCGTTCTCCAGAGCACCTCTGGCAACCGCAACGGGGAGATCCACCTGGTCTGGGAGGAGGCCCTGTAGTGGGCTAGGAAGGGGGCTACGGTGGAGAAGTGGGATCCCACTGTCGTTGTAGCTCTCGTCAGCGTCATTGGGATCGCAATCTCGGGTGCCTTCGGTGTCCTCGTGGCAGTGATCACCAACCGCAAAGAGAAGAGCGATGCAGCTGCTCGGGCAGCTGAACGGGCCGCAGAGAAGGCCACGACGGAGATGGAAGAGGCGTTGAGGGAGCGCATCACACTCCGAGACGAGCAGATCGCACAACTGAAGCTCACCATCGTTGATCTAGAGGCAACTATCGAGCGTCTGCGTCGGAGGCAGCGTGATCTCCCATGAGCGAACACATCAGTGACCAGGACAAGCACGACATCGTCGCGAGTTCTATCCACGACTCGGTAGCCACGCGGTACCGACGCCTCTTCGTTGGCCTGACAGTGAGCGCACTGGTGTTCGCTGTCCTCGCCTTCTGTGCCATCTGGTATGGCTACGTGCAGCTGGTCCATCGTGTCGATGCTGGGGTGGATCTAGCTGTTCAGCTGCAACAGCTGTGCGATGGATCGAAGACCGATCAGCTCTCCGATGAGGGCGTCGAGGTCTGCAAACGAGCCGAACAGGTGGCCAAGGACGGCAGTCCCGGTGCGCAGGGGCCGATTGGCCCTACCGGTCCTTGTGAGGTGACACAGCAGTGAGTTCCAACACATTCCTGTACCTGGTGAATGCGTTCATGTTCAGCATCTGCTTCGGGCTGTACACGACGATGATGTTGCATCGCTGGAAGCGGATGAGAGCGCTGCACCGGGCTCAGTACCTCGTGGTGGACCTCCTGTTGATGCACTTCGTGTACGGCTACGTCGAAGCTGCGGTGTTTGACACATCGGTGCAGCCCCGACACTTCGTCACCTTGTTCTTGTCGTCGGCGTTCTTCGCGGTCCAGTTGTGGACGCTCTACGACGAGACCAAGTGAGACACTGAAGACATGGATCACGACGACTACCCGGTCTTCGAGCCCGCCGAACACCCCGACGAGTTTGAGCCGAAGGTCCCAGCTGACGGGCCTCAGGACATCCTGGAGGACGACGATGCGGACGACTGACGAGACGATGGCCTTCTTCCGTGGTGAAGCGGCCTCTGGGACCACCAAGTGGCGTGGGCTGTGTCTGATGCTTCAGCGCATTGCTCGGGACATCGGTCCGATGTTCCCCAGCGCTATCTCCTCCGCGCACGCCACGCCTGAGGAGTTCCGGGTTTATGACCTGGGCGACGTGAAGCGCGGCATGGTGGCCTACTTCGATGACCCCAACGACTCCAACCCCTACGGCCACATCGTCGGTGTGGCTGGTCGGAACAAGGATGGCGAGCTGCTGACCTGGACCAACGACGCCGCTGGTCCGGGGAAGGTCTCGCTGGTACGCGCGAGCTTCTTCCCGAACTACTGGGGAGACCACTTCCTGTTCGCTGCCACCTGGCTCAACGGTGTCCCGCTGGACATGAAGCAGCCGGTCAAGCAGCCGAAGCTCGGCGTGCGGATCAAGCACGCCATCGCGGACCTGGACAAGGCCATCGCGTACCACAAGCAGCATGACCACCCGGTACTGGTAAAGGCCCTGAAGCGCGACCGGGCAGTGCTTCAGGAGACCCTGAAGAAGTACGGAGGCTAGTCATGGACAAGTGGGGAAGTGCTTACTGGAGCGATGTACTCGAACGAGTACTGTCCACGCTCATCTACGGCGTCATCACGCTGATCACGACGGTGAACGTCACCAGTCTGACCTGGGAGCAGGCATGGCCCGTGGTGGTCCTGCCTACGGTGCTCTCCTTCCTGAAGGCGATCCTGTCGAACCTGCCGGACACGTCACTGCCGACTGCGTCCCTGACCAGGGTGTCGTCGCAGAAGACCGCGAAGACGGGCGGTGGAGACCAGCGTGGGGTCTTCGAGGCGAACACCGTTTGGGTCATTCTGGGCATCGTGGGCATCGTGCTGATCGTCCTGGTGCTCGTCGGCAGGCTCTAGACTCAAGTTATGACGATGAAGGGAGGGGTCTTACGCAGGCCCCTCCCTTCGCTTACATAGGAGTGACATGAACCCGGTAACAGTCGTTGGACGTTTCATCACCCCGCAGAACGTCACCGTGGATGGTGACATCAAGTTCATCCCGTCACGGGTCTGGTTCGACCACGATGGTGAGACCTACCCCTCGCTGGCACCCGAGGTGAAGCTGGTGAACGGGGAGTTCGCCGTCCAGCTGACGCCCACCGACACCACGGAGTTCCCGTGGAGGTACACGGTGGTCTGTCCGGTAGGCAGTTGGAGCATCCAGATCCCCACCACCGACGAGATCCTGCTCCTGAAGGACCTGCTCCCCAAGAAGTTTGCGTAGACACTGTACGCACACTAGAAGTAGCCCCAGAAAGGACCACTCATGGCTACCTACTCTGTCCAGAGCCCGAGCATCACTGGTACGACCCCCACCTTTTCGGCGGTGTCGTCTTCGGACAAGGTGCACTACGTCGGTGAGCGCAGCTTCCTGATCGTCAAGAACGGCGGTGGCTCTTCGGTCAACGTCACGGTGGTTGTTCCTGGTTCGACGTACGGCCAGGCGAATCCAGATGTAGTCATCGCCGTGCCCGCTGGCGCGGAACGGTGGATCGGTACCTTCCGACGCGATATGGCTGACGCCAATGGCGACATCGCCATCAACTTCTCTGCCACTTCGTCTGTCACGGCGGCACTGGTCCAGATCTGATGACGGTCCGGCTAGATCGCGGACCCCGTACGGACGAGGAGCTGTGGTGGCTCACTCAGGCTCTGTGGGGGCACCGCATCCCCCGCACGAAGGTGTGTCCTGACCACGACGCGCCCTTCGACGCCTTCTCCACGGCGTACTTCAACCGCGAGCCCCAGATCCTGATCCGTGGGTCTCGCGGTCTGGCTGGCAAGAGCCGCCTGATTGCACTCCTGGGGCTTACCTACGCGGCAGTCCGAGGGTCGGACGTGAACATCCTGGGTGGTTCGCTGAACCAGTCGAACAACATCCACCAGACCATCCGGGACGCACTGGAGTACAAGAACGCACCGACCTACCTGATCAAGGACCAGAGCCAGACGATGATCCGGCTCTACAACGGTGCCAAGATCCAGCCGCTCACCGCGTCACAGAAGACCGTCCGTGGCCCGCACCCGCCGTTCCTGCTCCTGGACGAGATCGACGAGATGGACCCGGAGATCCTGGAGTCGGCCAAGGGTCAGCCGATGCCCCAGAGCAACTACCTGGGCGAGATCGTCCCTGCTCAGACGGTCATGGCGAGCACCCTCCAGTACGCCGACAAGGCGATGGCACAGGAGATGAAGCGGTTCGAGGAGGAGAACCTCCCGATCTACAACTGGTGCCACATGGAGTCGTCCAACCCCATCGACGGCTGGTTGGACCCGGACTTCATCGCGCAGAAGAAGCGTGAGGTCTCCGCAGAGCGCTGGCGAGTCGAGTACGAGCTGGGTGAGCCTTCGATTGGCAACCGCGCCATCGACTCGGATGCGGTGGAGCGGGCCTTCTCGATCACCGACTACAAGCAGCACCCGGACTACGCGGAGAAGGTCGCCAAGGACTACGAGGAGTACTGCTTCGAGAAGCCTCGGCAGGACCGCGAGTACGTGATCGCGGCTGACTGGGCCAAGGCGCAGGACTTCACGGTGATCTCGGTGGTGGACGTGACCCACTTCCCGGTGAGGCCGGTCTACTGGGTTCGGATGCGTCGTCGGCCCTACCCGGTGATGGTGAAGGCGTACAACGACCTGATGCAGAAGTACCACGCGGAGGGCATCCACGACGCCACTGGTCTGGGTGGTGTGGTCCAGGACTACCTGGACGACCGGGCGCGAGGCTTCCTGATGACGGGCGCTCAGCGTGACAACATGCTCTCTGAGTGGGTCTCGGCGGTGGAGAACGACCGGCTGGTCGCTCCTCGGGTGAACTCCTTCTACAAGGCCCACCTGTACTGCTCGACTGAGGACATGTTCTCTCGGGGCAAGGAGTTCCACCTCCCGGACGAGGTGTGCTCTATGGCGCTGATGTGGCACCTGGTGTCGCGGCGGGCGCTGCCGGTCAGCCCGCTGGTGCTGCCGAACACGCTGGAGCCGAACTGGATGGACAAGGAGATGTCCGAGAACCACGCTTCAGAGCGTCAGGGGTCCTGGATGGCCGGGGAGGTTGTGAACAAGTCCGAGCAGGCTGCTCGTGAGTTCAACCTGATGGTCTGACAAGTAGGAGACACTGGAGATATGCCGAACTATCCATCAGGGATGCCCTCGGGTACCAACATCTGGGAGGACGACGCTCCGGACGCGGACGTGCCGAAGCGTTACAGCCCCACGATGGAGCTTGGTGTCACCGGCATCAAGCGCACTGGTGGCTACATCGACGAGGAGTTCCTCCCCGCTCTGCGTGGCCGCAAGGCCGTACGTGTGTTTCGGGAGATGTCTCAGAACGACTCCATGGTCGGCGCGCTCCTGTTCGCCATCGAGAAGCTGATCCGCGAGATCGAGTGGAAGGTCGTCCCGGCTGACCAGGCTGACGAGAACGTGCAGGCAGCCGACTTCCTGGAGTCCTGCCGCGACGACATGAGCCACTCGTGGGATGACTTCATCGGTGAGGTGCTCACCATGATCACCTATGGCTGGAGCTGGCACGAGATCGTCTACAAGCGTCGGATGGGTCCGTGGCAGCGTGACCCGCGTCGGCGCTCCAAGTTCGATGACGGGCTGATCGGGTGGAGGAAGATGCCCATCCGAGCCCAGGAAACGCTCATGCGGTGGGGCTTCGACGACCACGGCGGGATCAAGATGATGATCCAGATGGCTCCGCCGACCTACCAGGCGGTGGCACTGCCCATCGAGAAGTCTCTGCTGTTCCGTACCAGCATCAACAAGGGCAACCCCGAGGGTGTCTCCCTGCTGCGCACGGCGTACCGCTCCTGGTACTTCAAGAAGCGCCTGGAGGAGTTCGAGGCCATCGGCGTCGAGCGTGACCTCGCTGGTATGCCGGTGGGCAAGGTGCCTGCTGAGTACCTGCGCGCGGATAAGGGCACCGAGAAGTGGCAGACGGTCGAGGCGTTCCGGAAGATGGTCAGGGGTGTGCGTCGGGACGAAAACGAGGGTCTGATCCTCCCGGTGGCCTTCGACCAGGACACCAAGCAGCCGCTCTTCGACTTCGAGCTGATGAGCAGCTCTGGTAGCCGCCAGTTCGACACCAACTCGATCATCCAGCGGTACGAGCAGCGCATCCTGATGTGCGTGCTGGCTGACTTCATCCTGGTCGGTCACCAGGACACTGGGTCGTACTCGCTGCACACGGACAAGACCGGCATCTTCCGGGCGTCACTGAACGCCATCGTGAAGGCCATCGCGGACACCCTGAACCGCCACGCGGTGCCTCGGCTGTTCGAGGCCAACGGCTGGAAGCTCGACCAGCTCCCGCAGTTCGAGCCCAGCAACATCGACCCTCCGGATCTGGACCAGCTCGCCTCCTTCATCCAGGCGACTGCCGGTGCTGGCATGCAGTGGTTCCCAGATCCGGAGCTTGAGAAGTTCGTTCGCGACATCGCCCGCCTGCCGGAGATGACGGACGAGACCATCGAGTTCAAGCGCCAGATGCTGATGCAGCAGCAGGCCATGGAGTTCGCTGGTGGGCAGATGGAGGCCCTGGGCATGCAGCAGAAGGCCCAGATGGCTGCGGCTGGCTACAGCCCGGAGCAGGCTCAGATGTGGTCGGAGACCCCGACTCCGGAGATGCATCAGGACATGGCCTGGGCCGAGCAGCAGGGTGAGCTGACCCGTCGTCAGCACCCGGTGGGCCAGGAGGACGCTGCGATGCAGCAGCAGCAGATGGAGATGGCCAACCAGCCGCCTCCGCTGGACCCGAACGAGGGTCCGCGCCACGAGCGCGAGAAGGAGAAGATGAAGCTCACCGAGCAGTCTGACGCTGCCCGGCACAAGCGCGAGAAGGAGCGGATGCGTCTCCAGGACGTGATGGAGAACCGCAAGAGCAAGCGCGACCTAGAGATGATGCGGCGTAAGGACGCCTCGGACGCTCAGCGTGCGAAGATGCAGGCCCAGCAGCAGCGTCAGGCAGCGAAGAAGACTGCGGCGAAGAAGCCGCCGCCGAAGAAGGGGAAGTGACGTGGCGCTCCAGAAGGTCACCTACGACAGCGTGGTGAAGTCTGCCGACCCCAACTTCAACCACAAGGCCGCTCGCGAGGCGTACGAGCTGGTCATGAAGATGGACGACGACGAGGCTCAGGTGTTCACCGAGATGATCGTCGCGAACGTCACCGAGGAACTGATCTCCAAGAACCTGCGAACGCTCCAGCGTGACCTCGACCGTGTGGTCGCCAAGCGGATCTACGACGTGAAGAGGGCTACCCTCAAGGTCGCGATCACCGGAGATAAGGACGCTGTGGCGTTCAGCAAGGCGCTGGTGGACATCGAGAAGGCAGTGCGCCGCTATGACGCCTGGGACTCTCACGATGACGAGCTGCACCCTCGCGACCCGGTCACTGGTCGGTTCCGGGTGCGGGTGACCCGTACGCAGAGCAGCCCGCTCAGTCCGAAGAACGCCAAGATGGTCGGCATCCCGATCACCGGCACTGAGCGCTACAAGTCCTGGAAGCCCGCTCAGCAGGCTCAGTTCCAGGATGAGTATCGTCAGCTGGCTAACTTCATGGACGCGATCAACAACTCCACGGCGACCCCTGGCGAGTCAGACGTGTACCTGCACTTCCGGGACAAGAACCGCACTTGGTACGAGAAGGCGTCCAGCATGAACCCGGAGGCCAACACCAAGCTGCTGGACCCAACCAAGCACGCGCTGATCGGTGTGGAAGCGCGTCCGAACACCCTGACGCTGGGTGGGGCGACCTTTGGTCTGATGGGTGCTCTGGGAATGCGCCCGCACGAGGGTGACGCGGCGATGGTCAGCCAGGTGAACGCGCTGGGCGGCAACATGTCGACCTTCGCTGGCTCCTGGGACAAGCAGACCAACGGTAAGAACCGGAACGAGCAGATGTACGGACGGCTGGCGTCTGGGTCTCGGTTCCTTTCGCAGGCCGCACCTCCTGGCGGGAAGGTGCAGCAGGCTGCGCTCTTCGCTCAGTTCGTTGGTGAGCACGGCCCGGAGGCCGAGCAGGTGATCGGTCCGCACGCCCGCAAGGCTGCGTACCGTTACCGTGGCGTGACCAAGACCCCGGACAAGGTTCCGCTGGACCGGTACAACACCGCTGTCCAGAGCGCGAAGTCTCGTTCCGCTGACACTACGCGGATGACCATGACGCAGCAGGCGGCGCATCGCGTCAGTACTGAGCGCCGGGCACCGACTGACGCTGAGGTCAACGCTGGCGTCTCGGAGCTGGCTAACTGGCTGTTCTACGACAGCGATGCTAAGCCGAAGGCTGGTCTGTACAACCTCCAGCTGGCTGCGGGGAACACACCGCCTTCTGAGGGTTTCATCATCGACCGGCACGGCAAGGTCGTCTCGCAGGCCGTTGGCTACGGTGACGACCACTATCTGCCGTTCAACCTCAAGCACCTGAGCAAGCTGCGCGGGGGTCAGTACGTTCGGACCCGTTCTGTTGGTGGTCCGACTTCTGAGGACGTGTACACCGCGTTGATGACGGGCGCGAAGCGCGTCACGGTGGTCTCGCGCTCGGGCGTGTTCTCCTTCGAGATCAACCAGGACCAGCTGTCGCAGCCGGGTGCCTTCGACCGTGCTGAGGGTGCCCTGGTGGGCGCAGGAGCGGGCGCTGCGCTCATGGGAGCTAGTCGGCTGGGTGCTAACGCCCTGCGTGGTCGTGGCTTCCGTGTACGGGCGCTGACGGGCGTTGGGCGGGCTGGTGTTCTTGGCGCTGGCGCTGCGCTGGGCGCTGGATACCTCGCAGAGCGGACTCCGCATCACCGGGACAAGGCCCTGCGGATCACCAACCGCTACCAGCAGATCCTCGACGCTGTGCAGTCTCAGCAGGTGGAGCGCGCTCAGGTGCCTGATGACATCCAGGAGGCGATCCGGATCCGCGTTACCCGTAAGTACGGGAACTGGATGAACCGGCAGGACCTGGATGACCGGGTGAAGAAGGAGATCCAGGAGTTCAAGGAGAACCCTGAGATCACCCACGACGACGAAGAGCTGGCTCAGATCATGGCGGAGAAGGGCTTCTCGGACCTGCCCACCAACCGCCAGTTCCGCGAGATGCTTCAGAGCAACCGGGGGAAGACACGGACGCGCGCTGAGCAGGAGTACGTCAACCAGAAGCTCTCCGACATCGCGGCGCAGAAGGAGTTCAAGTTCCGTCTCAACGGCATCGGCTACGAGGCGGCTCTGGATTCTCTGCACGAGCAGTTCCCGTACTACATCAACGTGAAGTCCTACCCGCGTCTGGACGAGGCCGAGCGGGCCTTCTCGCTCGACCGTGGCTACGTGGAGCCTGGCCGGAACCGTCCGACCTACGCTACTGCCGGTCTGTTCGGCGCTGCGGCTCAGCAGCGGTCTCCGTTCTCGCACGTCAATGGCAAGTTCTCCGCTGCGGAGGCTGACTACCAGCGTGGTCGTCCCAACGGTGGCGGTGGTGGTCCTGAGAGCCCGTCTCCGGTCTCTCCGAAGCAGCCGATCAACACCAGCAACGGCAAGGCGACGCCGGTGGACAACCCTGGCGGACCTACTCCGGCTCAGGTGGCGCGCAAGATCGCGTACCTGCCTGCGGTGGTCAAGCTCCAGGAGGAGATCAAGCGCTCCTTCAAGCTCGACAACGCGGACGCTTCGGTGCGTGAAGCTGTGGAGATGACTCCTGAGCAGCTCCAGAGCCCGGAGAACCAGGCGAAGTTCCACAAGTTCGTCCAGGACTGGCTGAAGAACGGTCGGGACGAGAAGGGACAGCCGTTCCGGCTTCAGGACCCCACGGTTCTCGCCGCGTACGAGCGGGCTGCTGGTAGCTACGGCAGCACTGACTGGGATCCGTCGCGGAACGGTGTCTGGGGCAGCCAGCCGCTGAACTTCAAGGGCAAGGAGTACGAGGGCGATGAGAACGCTCGTCGGCGTGCTCTGAACGAGATCGACACCCGGTTCAAGTCTGGCGTGCTGCACAACAAGCCGCTGTCCGCGATGACGGACGAGGAGCTGAGTCAAGAGTTCGACGTGCTGACCAAGCTGAAGGGCTACATCGATGGTGGTGGGCAGGGCCTGACGCCGGACCAGCAGGTCAACATGCTCCAGCAGGAGGTCGGGATCGACCCGTCTAGCCCTGCACTGGAGATGCTGCTGGCGAACCAGGACCAGATCCCGGAGCGGATGAAGGCGCTGCACCAGGTCCGGGCGATGAATGCTGGGGTGGCTGACGACATGCGCAACCCTGACATTGTTGTTCGCGCGGGAGAGTCCACGGAGCCTGGCCACAACCAGCGTGAGGCTGTGCTCTACATGGCTCGGCAGTTCGATGGCGCTGCTCAGCGTCTGTCGGATCAAGGTGATTACGATGGCGCTGACGAGATGTACCTCGCCGCGCAGGCAGCGCACGACATGGCGCAGAGCAAGAATGTCGGCCAGCGGGACGCAACGATGCTCCGTGAGCAGTACGAGCATCTGCTGCGCCGTGCGTATCACCTGAACAACGGTTGATATGACAGTCGTCCCGATCCGCCCTCAGGTCGACCTCACCTTCTCTGACATCTCAGCGGAGGCGCTGCACCACGTCGATCAGAGCCATCTGGGTACACCCGAGGAGGTCATCCGGGGTGCGCTGATGTCGTATCGGCTGCTGGTGATCAACCACGTGAAGATGGAGATCGCGAACACCACGCGGCTGAACACCAAGAAGCTGCTTCAGCTGATCGACACTGCTGGTCAGCTCTACCTGGGCCGGTTCAACCGCCTGGTCGGACCAGCAGCAGCTGCATCATATCTACGAGCCTACAAGGCTGCGGGCGCAGGCGATGTGCCGATGTCCACGATCTACGCGCTGGCGGAGCAGCACTCCGCGCGGATGGGTGAGTACTTCAACGAGACCTCCAAGGAGGCTCTCGTCCAGGGGTTCAACACCTTCGTGAACCAGCGGGTGCCGGTTCGTGTGGCAGCGGACCGTGCGCTTGATGCCTTCGGGCTCACGCCTCGGCAGATGTCGGGGTACACCTCAACTCGGGTTGCTGGGAAGGTCAGTTCCGCTCAGGAGATTCCCTGGCGGGGCAAGGTCACGGACTACATCAACAGGTCCCTGCATGACCGGTTCCAGGTCTTCGCGACCCAAGAGGCTCACAACCTGGATCAGCAGGCGCAGCAGACGGCTTGGATGTGGCTCCAGAACAAGGGGGCCATCAGTGAGGTTGCGGAGAAGGTCTGGATTACCGCTCGTGATGAGCGGGTCTGCCCCGAGTGCGGTCCGATGCATGGCAAGCGCGTACCAGTTACGGCGCGATTCAAGATGCCTAGTGGCGGACAGCTCTATGTCCCTGGTGCCCATCCTCGATGTCGGTGCGAAGCGCGTCTGGTGGACCCAGTGCAACTCGTGCGGAAGGATCTGCGCGGTGGAGAGCTGGAGCACTTCAACCGCGAGCATCCTCGCGACGAGTCCGGACGATTCTCGGCTAAGGCACGCGCCCAGGCCACTCTTCAGGAACGAGCGCGCAACCGCAGCACTATCTTCCGTGAGGTCGGCTTCGGTGACCGTCCTTCTCCTGGTCTTGAGCAGATGGTCGCTGAGGCGGAGCGACTCCGAGAGTCGACGCCGGTGATCGAGACGGACGCCCGTCAGGAACTGTCCTCACCCCAGCAGCTCGGCGTTCAGCAGTCGCTCGGTCGACGACAGTCGTTCGGTCGGCAGCAGTCGCTGTCGGGGGCTGGGCAGCAGGAGATGTCGACACAGCAGATCCTCGGCGGGCAGCAGGAAGCTACGTCCCAGCGCCGTGAGATGGGTCGGAGGGCCGAACTGGTCGCAGCTAATCGACCGGCGCTGGAGAACAACGTCCAGACTCTGCTCAACGCCGTTCGGACGACTCCGCCGAAGACTCGTCGTCAGCGCCACTTCCGTTACTGGGTGCAGGACGTGAAGGACGAGCACGGGAACCCGATGAACGTCTACGCACTCGCTGATCCAGGCGAGCGGAGCATCCATGATGATGTGGTGCTGACCGCGAACCGTGTGTTCACGCCTGACCTTGGCTTGGTGCAGAAGCAGGCTGTCGACCGGATGGAGGCCAACCAGTACAGCGCGCTGCACAGGATCGAAGACCGGTACCAGAATGCTTACGTGCATCATAAGTACGGCCAGGTACAGGTAGACGATGATGAGGTCTGGAACGTCGTCGGCTGGGTGGTCTCGCAGGCCACCGGATATCCAGCGAAGGACGACTACGTGCAGTACGACGCCATGGGTCGTGAGCTGCCCTACGATGCGCAGTTGAAGTACTCCGATCTGGCAATGGAGTGGGAACTGGATCCGGAGGACTTCGCGATCACGATCTTCCGGGTGTCCTCTGGACACGACTCATCTCTGGGTAGCACCGATCCTGGTAGTGGAAGTAAGTACGGCCACGAGTACTGGCGCTTCACGGGTAACTTCAAGGCCAGCTTTGCGCCCAACGAGACGTTCAAGCACACGGCGTTCCAGATGTACGACCTGGAGCCGGACGTAGAGCCCATCGAGTACTTCGAGGACGAGTAGCGCGAGGAAGGACGATAGAGACATGGACGAGACGTTTGCTGAGGTGGCGCAGCTGCTGTTTGGTGACGGCGCGTCCGATCTCATCGCCAAGCGGGAGATGTCTGACCGTAGGAAGCGGCAGGTCACCGCTGGTCTGAGCGCTGTCGGTGCTGCTGCGGGTACCGCTGGTTTGGGTCTGGCTGCACACGATATCCGGCACGGCTACAAGGAAGCCAAGCTCGCGAACAAGGCGAAGCCGCTGAAGGCCACCCTGAAGACTCGGAAGTTCGCCTCTGCTCTGGTGCCGCTGGAGGTTGCTGGTCTTGGCGGGGAGCTGATGGCCACCAAGATCCTGCACGGTGACACCAAGAAGCCGATCAAGAAGTCCAGCCCGGACCAGGCAGACCTGCACGTTCTTGGCGGGTCCAAGAAGGGCAAGCTGATCCGCCAGGTGGGCACCAAGGTCGAGCCGAAGGCGCGCGGGAAGCTGAAGAAGCTCTCGGACGACTTCTGCAAGCGTGAGGAGCTGGACATCCGCTGGGAGGGTGAGATCTCCAAGGTCTCCCATGACAAGCAGCAGGTGTTCGGCTGGGCCTCCATCGTGGAGCTGAACGGCGAGCCGGTAGTCGATCTCCAGGGTGACTACATCTCCATCGACGAGGTGGAGAAGTCGGCCTACGCGTACGTGCACAAGTCCCGCAAGGGCGGCGACATGCATCTGCGCGACGGGGACAAGCCGGTGCACGCCTCGGACATGATCGAGTCCTTCGTGGTGACCCCGGAGAAGAAGCAGGCACTCGGACTCCCGGACGAGACTCCGACTGGCTGGTGGGTCGGCTTCCAGGTGAACGACCCCGATGTCTGGGCCAAGGTCAAGAGTGGCCAACGCAACATGTTCTCCATCCATGGGAAGGGTGTGCGGTCTGATGTCTGACCCGTTCGAGATCGAGAAGGCACTGCCGCGTCTCCCCAAGATCGGGGATGGCGCTCGCCGCGCTGCGTTCAACGCTGGCAAGGGCGCACGCGCCAAGGGCTTCAAGGCGAAGGCACGTGCTGCCTACGGCAACGCCACCTCGAAGCCCGCGACGAAGATGAACGGGCACACCAAGATCGGCGCGAAGACGGACCCCACCAGGGAGGCTTCCTTCAGTCGCGACGACAGTGTTGCCGCTCACGCACTGAACCAGATCGATGCCCGGCCTGGTCGTCGGTACACCGCTGCTGTTTACGGTGCCGCTGCCGGTGTAGGCGTCGGTAGTGCCGGTGGCGCGATTCACGGTCGTCATGATTACCACAAGTCGAAGAAGCAGATCTCGAAGGCGCGGGCGTACCGGATCACTGAGGTCGGCACCGCTGCCGCTCGGATGAAGGCCAAGCGTTGGCCTGAGTTCCCCACCAAGTCGCTGGTGGGCGGTGTAGCTGGTGGTGCTGCACTGATCTACCCCTTGCAGCGTTCGGATACGAAGAACAGGTTGAAGGCGCGCGACCGGTACAAGCAGAAGGGGTCTGTCGTGAAGAGCCTGGAGAAGATCCCGCGCGAGAACAAGAAGGGCAAGAGGTACGGCTACACGAGTCGCGACGCCTTCGAGGACACCCGGTATGAGGCCAAGCAGAACTACAAGTTCACCGGTCCGCACGGCAAGGAGAACCGGAAGATCCAGGCTCACTGGGTGGGAGGTGGCGCTGGCATCGGCGCTGCTGCTGGTTTGGGTATCTCGGCGGCTTCTCGTGGTGCGCTGCACCCGGCTATGGGCGCTGGAGCTGGCGCGCTTTCTGGTGGTCTGTATGGGTCTGCTGGTGGGTCGATCAAGCGCTCTGTTCGTGCGTCGCAGCGAGCGATCAACAACTCGGTGAAGAATGGGAAGATGCGTCCGCTGAAGTCCGGGGAGCGGCCTGGTGCTTACGGTGTGATCAAGAAGTCCGCTTTCGGAGTTGATCATGAGTAGCCGCATCATGAGTGACGCTGAGATCCGGCGTCGCAAGAAGCTCCAGGGGCACATCTCCGAGACCACCGGTGCGCTGGGTCTGACTGCACTGGGCATCACCGGGCTGCGGTCCAAGGGTGGCCAGAAGGCGCTCAAGGCTGGGTTCTCCACCATCGGCCGGAAGCGTCCTGGCGTGCTGAAGCCTAAGAAGCTGGAAGGGGTGAACACCGCTGTGCTGTCTACAGGTGCTGGTATCGGTGGCGCAGGGTCGTTCAACTTTGCCTCGTATACCAACGCTGAAGGTCGTAAGCGCAAGCAGACCGTCGCCAAGATGGGCGACTGGAAGACCATCGATCAGCGCGAGATGCAGCAGCGACGGTCTCGCAAGGCGATGCGCCAGGCTGGCGTCGGTGCTGGTGCCGGTGTCGGTCTGATGGCTGCGAGCCACAAGATGGGCGGAACTCGCCACCTGAAGCCAGTGGTTCAGGTAACGCGCGAGGGCCTGAATCATCCTGAGGTTAGTACACAAGATGCACTTCTTCGTGGTAAGGCGGCGCTCAAGGGAGCGATGCACACCAGCGGAGAAGCGCGTCTGATGGCTGGTGGCGCTGCTCTACTGGCTGGTTCTGCGGCGGTTGGTACTGGCGCGAAGGTCAAGCACACCTACGATCAGCACAAGATCAACCAGCGCCGCCGTAGCAAGTTCAAGAAGAGCGACGACGTTTCCGCGTTCGGCGTTCGACACACTGCGTAGACACAACTTCGAGACTGTTACTAGAGGTGCATGAGAGATGCCGAAGCCGATCAAGAACCTGAGCAACATGGAGATCGACGAGATCTCTCTCGTGGACAAGGGCGCAAACCAGCACGCGATGGTCACCATCGCAAAGAGGGCTCCTGAGGAGGATCTGATGCCCGAGCTGTACAACAAGGATGGCGAGCTTCTCAGTGAGGACTCCCTCGAGGACGGTGACATCGTCTTTGATGCTGATGGACAGGCGTACCAGTTCACGCTGGACGAGGACACTGACGTGGTCGAGGAGAACAAGGAGCTGGCCGAGGTCGGCAAGTCCGCGTTCCTGAGCCAGAAGAAGACCGAGGAGTCTTCCTTCGCCAAGTCGGTGATGGAGGAGCTGAGCAAGGCGTTCTCGGATGACGAGCGTGACGCGGTGATCGCGAAGGCTCTGGGTCGGGTCGAGGAGCTGGAGAAGCAGCACCAGGAGTTCGCTCAGATCGCCAAGGCCGAGCGCGACCTCCGCCTGACCCGCGAGTACATCGCGAAGGCTGCGGACTACAACCTGCCGGTCGACCCGCGCGAGCTTGGCCCGGTCCTGTACCGGATGGCCGAGACCATGTCTTACGAGGACTGCTCGGTGATCGCCAAGTGCCTGGAGTCCGCTGGTGACCTTCTCTTCCAGGAGCAGGGCTTCAAGGGCGGCGGCGAGAACGGCGACCCGATGGCCATGGTCGAGGGTTACGCCATGGAGGCGTTCGGCAAGTCCGCTGACGGTGTTGAGCACCAGGGCCGTCCGACCGCCGAGATGATCTCCAAGGTGTTCGACCAGAACCCCGAGGCGTACGACGAGTACATCCGCGAGCAGCGGTCTCGTTACTGAGATAGGGAAGGAAGGGATAACTCATGGCGTACGAGGAGAGCCTCCGCTCTATCACTCTGAACGCTGACAGCTCGCTTGCGGTCTACACCGGTGTTCCGAAGCAGCCGGGTAGCGCCGATCCGAACGGCGGGAAGCAGTACTACTTCGTCAAGGTCACCGGCGTCCACCAGGTGGGTGTCGCTGACGGGGACGACACCAACATCATCGGTGTTCTCCAGAACAAGCCTCAGTACGCGGGTAACGCCGCGACTGTCGGCATTCGCGGTGTCAGCAAGGTTGTCGCTGGTAAGGCGATCACCGCTGGCGCGGCGGTGTACAGCACCTCGGCGGGCAAGGCCACGGACTCCGCGTCCGGTGGTGGCTCGCTCTGTGGATACGCCCTCACGACGGTGTCAGCTGCTGACCAGCTGGTCTCTGTCCTTCTCACGCTCTGATAGGAGGAGCTAAGTCATGCCTAACCCGACTCAGAGCGATCTGCACGTCAACCAGCCGCTCACCAACGTGTCGGTGGCCTGGATGCAGGACAAGTCCAAGTTCATCGCGGACAAGGTCTTCCCTCGCGTCCCGGTCCAGAAGCAGTCGGACCTGTACTGGAAGTACAGCAAGTCCGACTGGCGGCGCACTGACGCGCAGAAGCGCGCGCCGGGTACCGAGACCGCTGGGACCGGCTACCGAGTGACCACGGACCAGTACTACTGCCAGGTCTGGGGCATCCACAAGGACATCGACGACCAGGTTCGCGCCAACGCGGACAGCAACTGGAAGCTCGACAAGGACGCGGCGCTGCTGGTGACCAACCACCTGCTGCTTCGTCGTGACCTGGACTGGAACGCCAAGTACTTCACCACCGGTGTGTGGGGCAAGGACTACACCGGCGTCGCCTCCTCGCCGTCGACCAACCAGTTCCTTCAGTGGAACGACGCGGCCTCGGACCCCATCGTCCAGTTCGCTGACCTCCAGACCCAGTTCGTTCTCCAGGCTGGTCGCAAGGCCAACACCCTGGTGCTGGGTGCGGACACCATCACCGCGCTGAAGAACCACCCGGACATCATCGACCGCATCAAGTACACCCAGCGTGGTGTGGTGACCGAGGACCTGCTGGCCTCGCTCTTCGATGTGGACAAGGTCCTGATCTCCTACGCCTCGTACACCAACGTGGCGGAGAAGAACGACGCGGACGCTCAGGATGCTGACGCGACCTACTCGTTCATGACCAACAGCAAGGGCGCGCTGCTCTGCTACACGCCGGACTCGCCTGGTCTCCAGACCCCGGCTGCGGGCTACACCTTCACCTGGAACGGCTATCTGGCGGGCAACGCCTACGGCGTCCGGATGAAGAACTTCCGTATGGAGCACATCGCTGCGGACCGCATCGAGGGCGAGATGACCTACGACATGAAGGTCGTCTCTCCGGACATGGGCGTCTTCCTGGCGTCGGCTGTCGCCTGATCAAGCGCTACCTGAGAGGGGGCTGGGGAGTTCCCTGGCCCCCTTTCACCATCTGAGGAGAGAACATGCCGTCCCAGCTCGTCAACAACAGCGCGGTCTACTTCATCTGCGCTCGTGACTTCACCTACGCCGGTGAGCACTACAAGATGGGCGAGAAGTTCGACCAGGATCTCGCCACAGGTCAGATCGACCTGCTGGTGCGGACCCGGTGGCTCTACGCCGTCGTGGACAGCATCGAGGACAAGCCTCGGCACTGGCACCACCACATCCATCTGGCCTCCACCATCCAGGGCAAGCTCGGCCTGGGCGAGAACATGCACAACAAGCCCTCGCGGGTCACCAAGCCCACCAAGGCTGAGGCGCGTGAGGCCGAGGAGCTGACCGGGGAGTTCGACCCGGCTGCGCACTCGGTCCCGGAGGTCAAGGAGTACCTGGAGACCGCTGACGAGGACGAGCAGCTGCGCGTTCTGGAGGCGGAGGAGAACGGCAAGAAGCGGAAGGGTGTTCTCGATGGCTGAGTCTGCGTTCGGCGTCGACCACGGGGACGAGGTCTCCAAGGCGTTCAAGCCTCCGAAGGCCAAGGGTCTGTTCCGGTCCTACAAGTACGTCGGCTCGGATCAGATGGGTCGCGGTACTACGACTCACCACTACAAGTCCGAGGGGAACTGGGCACGGAAGCCTGGTCGCAAGACTGTCACCGAGGGACTAAGGAACGGCAAGGGCGGCACCTTCAAGCCCAGTACCCTTACCTGGCGTGGTGGACTGACTGAGCGTGGTACCACGGTGGCTACTGGTGCTGGTGTAGCTGGAGTGTCTGTCGCTGGCGACGTTGCTTCTCGCAAGAAGAAGGTCGAGAAGGCGTTCAAGATGCCTGGCTCTTGGGCTCCGAAGATGCCGAAGCCGGTGACCAACCTGGGCACCAAGATCGGAACCGGGCTGTTCCAGGGTGGCGCTAAGCAGGGTGCTATCGGCGCGATGCAGGGCGGGAAGCTGGGGAATGCGCGGTCTAAGGCGGGTCTGAACACTGCGAAGGCTGGCGTCAAGATGGTGCAACACCCTGGAGCTACTGGTGCAGCCGCTATCGGTGGTGCTGGTGGTGCAGCTGGTGGTGGCTACGCCGCCTGGCGGAAGAAGCAGAAGAAGCCTGGACAGGTCTAATGACGTTCTCGTACGACGCTCCTGGGGTCACGGACAAGGACACCGTCAGGTTCCTCATCCAGGACACCAATGCGTCTGAAGCGCTGATGACCGATGAGGAGATCACCTACCTCATCGGTGAGTGGAAGGACCGCTACGGCTCTCTGGAGTACGTGGCATCGGTTGCTGCGAACACCCTGGCTGCTCGTTACGCGCGCGAGGCGTCATTCTCGGCTGACGGTGTCTCGATCAACCTCGCGCAGCAGGCCCAGCAGTTCCGGGACCTGGCTGCCTCCCTGCGTGAGCAGGCCAAGAACGCCCTCGTAGGGGGCTTTCCTGATGTGGGCGGCATCTCCCCCTACGAGGGTCTTACTGACGGTGTGAAGCAGTTCAGCTTCGGCACCGGCATGCATGACGATCCTGAGGCTGGACCTCAGGACTACGGGTCGCAAGACGACCGTTACGCGCATCCATACTACGACCCGTACGACCCCTCTGGAGGCTGAGATGTCCTACGACCACGAGAAGTTCCTGGCCCTCCGGTCCCTGGAGGTTCCGCACAAGCTCGCGCTGGCTCTGTCTGATGACAGCAACCCGCTGGCTACGCAGCCGCCGATCCTGCTGCCGAACATCACCAACCTGCCGGTGTCGTCTCCGGTGAACACGACCGACACCGTGGTGAACAGCCTGCTCGACGCGCTGAAGGAGGCTGGGCTCATGGAGCCCGATGCCTGATGACCTCTCCCATCACCGCCCGTGCACGCGCGTACGTCAGGTCACGCGCGTTGTCGGTCATGTCCTATGACTGTCGGGTGGAGAGGGTCAACAAGCCTCAGTACGACGAGACCACGTTGGCAGCCACACCTGGAGGCCGTACGACGCTGTACACGGGCGTCTGCCGGGTCTGGGAGGTGTCTGGCGGATCGGTCACGGTGATCGGGGAGGTGGACATCGCGATGTCGACGACCAACATCTCCTTCCCGCACAACGCGCCCATCTTCAAGATGATGGACGAGATCATCATCACCAACGCGCCCGACCAGGACACTGCTCTGGAGGGCAAGCGGTTCCAGATCCAGAGCAAGGCGATGGCTGGTGAGCTGCGTGCTACCCGCCGCTACGTGGTGAAGGCGGTGAACTGATGGACGGGCATGCTGCCTTCAACATCACCAAGTCCCAGCTCGTCACGGGCGGATACAAGGCTGCCAAGGATCTGACTGCTGCGGAGCGAAAGCTGATCGGGGCCAAGGCAGCGGGTAAGACCATCCGGCTCAAGACGCGTTCTGGTGTGCTCAAGGAGGTCAAGTCCAAGCCAAACCGAATGAAGACCGCGCCGAGTGCGAAGGGGCGACAGATCTACCCTGGCATCAAGACTGAGCGGGGCAAGCTCACGCGGGTCGTGGCGTCGCGATCTCAGACTGGCGCTGCGCGCGAACTCCAGGGATTCTCACGTCCGGATGGTCGTGGTGGCGGTCACGTGGTGATTCATGACGACGCTGACTTCAAGACCACCGCGATGCACGAGATGGCGCACATCACGCCCAAGCGGAACCCGGTGCACTTCTTCGAGCGCACCAAGAACCCGACACGTCGGGGACGTGAGGAAGGTCGCGCGGACTTCGTGGCACATGGACGCCAGACCGCTGGCCAGTACCCCGGCAGCGAGGACTTCCAGCGCGGCTACAACGAGGTCCAGGGCAAGATGGCCTCTGCGAAGTGGCGGAAGGAGAAGTTCGGTCGATGACTGCTGTTGCTAGCGCTGACATCACCCGTCTGGCCGATGCTCTCCGCAAGTCGGGTCAGGACTCCCGCGCCACCACGCAGCGGGTGATGATCGAGAGCGCCAACTTCCTGCTCACCGAGATGGAGGTGCGCGCACCGGTGCGCTCTGGTGAGCTGCGACGGTCACTGGGAGTCCGTGTAGAGGCTGACCGAGTGATCGTAGGTCCGGATGTCCCCTATGCCTCCTACGTGGAGTTCGGGACCAAGCCTCACGAGATCCGTCCCAAGAACCCGAACGGCGTCCTGGTGTTCAGCGTGAACGGGCAGAAGGTGTTCGCCAAGGTCGTCCACCACCCTGGCACCAAGGCCAACCCGTTCGTCCAGGACTCCTTCGATGCCTGGGTGGCTACCCTCGGCCCTGCTGTGGCTGAGGCGAACGTGAAGGTGATCACCGATGCCGCCTCCTAGCGCTGTGGCTCGTGGTCCGATCACCACGCGTCTACTGACAGAACTGATGACCGCTGGATTCCCCGTTGGGGACAACGCCGTACCGGACGATGACTACGGATGGAGCGGGGAGCCAGACGCGGAGAGCGCTGTCTTTACTCCCTGGCTCACGCTCACGCCGCTCGCTGGTCAGCCGCAGCGCACCCCTGGTGCCCTGGGCGACACTGGCACGGAGTGGCTGCTTCCGTACTCGGTCTACTACGCGGGGCTGTCCCGTAAGCAGACAGAGGCACTGGCTGATCGCCTCCGCGCTGCGTTGATGAGCATCGCCCGCGAGGCGGTGGAAACTGAAACAGGTAGGTGGCAGATCCAGAAGGTCGCCTGCACTGCGCTGGGCTCCTCGAACAGGGTGTCCTCCGTATATCCGGATTACTACACCCAGACCGACTCGTTCGAGGTCTGGATCACCAAGGAGAGATGACATGGCGAAGACGGGCATGGTCGAGATCGAGAAGGATGGCATGACAGCGCGTGTGATGCCGTCCTCGGTCGAGCGCTGGGAGAAGAACGGCTGGACTCTTGTAGAAGATGGAAGTAGTGACGACGGTACGAAGGTCGTGGAGGCCGACACTCCCGTAGCCACTTCAGAAGACGCAGTGGTGGTCGACGACAACCCTGACGAGACCGAGGAGTAACCGATGGCCCGCATCATCCCTAACGAGAACACGTGGGTTGGGTTCGTCCCCGAGGGCACGATCACCAACATCTCTGCACCGACCGCTGCCAACATCGCGGCTGCTGTCGATCTGACCAGCTTCGTGATCTCCCTGAACGCGTCGAGCCGTGGCAACGTGGTTCCGACCCCGGCGTTCGACTCGCTGTTCGAGACCAGCACCTCTGGTACCTCGGCTGCGACCTTCGACGCTGACTTCTACCGTGACGACGACGACGACACCGCCTGGGAGACCCTCCCGCGTGGTACCCGTGGCCACATGATCATCAGCCGGTTCGGTGGCTCGGGCGCTGACAACCTGCCCATCGCCGCTGACTCCGTCGAGGTCTGGCCGGTCATGGTCACCTCGCGGACCATGGCGAACATGAGCAACAACACGGTGCTCACCTTCACCGCCTCGTGCTCGGTCTACGCCGAGCCCGACGAGGACGCCACGGTGGCTGCCTGACGCACTGCGTAGCTTGTAGTAACTAGGATGGGGACAGACCTACGGGTCTGTCCCTATTCCTATCCCGCCCAAGGATGAACATGACTGAGGATGTTGAGGTCGTGGCTGCCCGCCAGGACCAGAGCAAGCGCTCGAAGGCTGCGACGCTCGACCTGCTGAAGAACAAGAAGAAGGCGATCAAGAAGTTCTCGCTCTACCTCACCGATGACGATGGTGAGCAGGTGGAGGTCGAGCTGACCTTCCAGGCGCTGGGCTCCAAGGAGTACGACAAGCTCGTCGCTAAGTTCCCGCCGAAGCCTGAGCAGCGGATGGAGGGTGCCGCGTTCGACGCGGACAAGTTCGCCCCGGCGCTGATCTCGGCCTGTTCGGTCGAGCCGGAGATGACGCTGGAGGACGCCCAGGAGATCTGGACCTCCGACGCCTGGTCTCGTGGTGACCTGATGGCGCTGTTCCGTACCGCCGTCGAGTTGAACAACCGGGGGATCGACATCCCTTTCAGCGAGCAAGGCTGAGGGCTGACCCTAACTTCAGTCTTGAGGTCGGGTACTGCTATGAGAAGGGCATCCCGCACTCGGAGTTCCTGGAATGGGAACCAGAGGATCGCGCCAAGGCGCTCGCCTACGCCATGGAGCAGTCGTCTAGATGCTCTTCATGCGGCACGGCGCAATGGGAGTGGGACGAGAACCGTTTCGCTTACACTCCTGTTGAAGAGTTCTGTCAAGGGTGCTATCAGAAGTCCGTCTTTCAGGACCGAGAAAGCAAGTCCCTACCCGGAACGAACGTAAAGCTGGTGCCAACCACACCGGAGCTGAAGGCGCAGATGCTCGTCACCGCCAAACGCCGAGGGAAGATGAAGATGGAGGCGTGAGGTGACCGGTCAGGAGGCCATCAACCCGAACGTCGTCCTGACCGCTGACACCACGCAGTACGACCAGTCGATGAACGCGTCGGCTCAGTCGACCGATGCGCTGGCGAACTCCGTCGACACGCTGACCAACCGGATCAACAGCCTCACCAAGAAGGCTGCGCACGTCTCCTTCGGCATCGCTGCTGCCGACATCGCCTCGATCACTGCGGCGACGGCTGCCTGGGCCTCGTACGAGCACCAGATGACTCGGCTGAACGCTCAGGCAGCCATCACCACGCGCAACACCCAGGACCAGACACGGGTGATGCAGCAGTACACCCAGGCCGTATCCACGCTGCGCGAGACCTATGGCGCGAGCACCAGCCAGTCAGCCGACCTGGTCTCGAACATCGCCAAGATCACCGAGAACAAGAACGTCCGTGCGCTGACCGGCATGTCCAAGATCTTCATGGACATGTCGAAGGCGACGGGCGAGAACTCCACTGGTCTAGCCACCTCGCTGCTGAGTCTCCAGAAGGTCATGGGGACTCCGATCAACACGAACGCGACTCGCAAGTACGCAGACCAGCTGACCTATCTGTCGCAGCAGACCTCCACGTCTGCACAGGGCCTCGCGGAGTTCGCCACTCAGCTGGCTCCTGTGGGTCGGCTGCTGGGCTTCAACCAGACCCAGATCATGGGTGTCGCCACCGCGTTCTCCAAGGCTGGCGCGGATGGCTACCAGGCGGCGAGCACCTTCAACAAGGTCGTCAGTGACATCGCCTACTCCACCCAGACCGGCAGTCCGGACCTGGCCAAGTACGCCAACCTCGTCGGGATGACCGTTGACCAGTTCAGCAAGCTGTCTGGTCAGGAGAAGGTCCTCCGGTTCTTCGACTCACTGAACACCCTCGGTCCCCGCGCGATCACCCAGCTGAACCGGATGGGCTACGACGGCATGCGCACCATGCGGGCCGTTACCGCGATGGCGAACCAGACCGGTGGTCTGCGGGTCGGCATCCAGCAGGCGTACGAGGGCCTTGAATCCAACGCCTCCAGCAAGGGCGCTGCCGCTGCCAAGGACATGGTAGAGGTGATGCAGCAGATCAAGCAGGAGGTCCAGGAGACCGCTGAGATCTTCGCTGAGCGCTTCGGTCCTGCTGTCGAGAAGGTCCTGGAGGGCGTTGAGAAGATCACCGCTGCCTTCAAGAAGATGATGGAGGGTCCCCTCGGGGATGTCCTCCAGGCCGTCGCCGTGGTGGGCGGCACCCTAGCCTTGGCTGCTGGCTCGGCGTTGAGCGCTGCTGCTCCGCTGGCCACCCTGGCTGGTGGTGCACTGCTCTGGCGCGGCAGCGGGATGATGGGCTTCCGCGAAGGACGCAAGGGTGCCCCGCCCGTCACCGCTGGAGTCACTGAAGAGAACCAGGGCCAGGTGGGTCGCGCTATCGCCGCGAACGGTTCGTGGTTCCAGCGGTACTCCTACAATGCAGGCAACCTGGCTGGTCGTGGTGCTGCCATCGCCGGTGCGATGCTGCCCCCGCGTGAGGGTGCGCCACTGTGGCAGCGCGCTGCTGCCATGGGCATGAACGCTGGTGCCTGGGGTCTGCGGATGGGCCAGAGCGTCTACTCGCCGCTCACCATTGCTGGGTACGGGGACCCGACACGTCGGATGCGGATGTTCACCGACGCGCGTAGCCCCTGGGCGCAGGCCAAGGAGGCGTTCCAGTCTCGCTGGAGCGGTCTCCGTCCGGCAGAAGCAGCGACTCCTACGTCTACCTCAGCGCCGCTGTCGCCGTACATCTATGACCAGCAGGGTCGGATCAAGGGTCGAGCCTCCGAGGTCGGCGTCCGAGCCTCCGAGGTCGGCGTCGCGCAGTCTGCTGCTGTCCGCACCACCGCTGTACGTGAGGCGAACGTGCTGGCGGCCCAGTTCGCCAACGTCTCCCGCGCTGCTGGTGGCCTGGCAGGTTCGCTGGCGTCTGCCTCTGCGCAGGCGACCATCCTGGCAGGTCGTGGCGTAGGGAAGATCGCACCGGCTATCGGACGCTCGATGGCCAACAGCCCGATGATGTGGGGCATGGGGGCCATGGCGGTCGGCTCTCAGCTGGGCATCGACAACACGGCCTTCACTCTCGGCACGATGGGGATGATGTGGAACCCGGCGCTAGGTGTTGCTGGTGCTGGTGCTGGCATGCTCCTGGACGCCCGTGCACAGAACCAGAACTGGCAGGCGGCGAAGGCCAGCTACCAGGAATCACTGAAGACCGGTTCGATCTCTGAGCAGTTCCAGCAGGGCCAGGCCCTCCTGGCTGGCGCAGATCAGGTGCGGGCTCTCCAGCAGCCGTCGCGGACTGGGCTCAGCGCCGCGATCATGGGTGACTACACACCATCGCAGGTGTATGGGCAGATCAAGATGGGTCTGACCGGTCTGTGGCAGGGCGGCAACCCGGTCTCCGACCGTCTGAACGCCGCTGAGCAGACTGAGAAGCAGCAGCAGGCCACTGCGAGCGCCTGGATGTCCATCGCCAGCGCCAAGGGCAACCGGATCGACAGCTTCAACTTCTCGGACCCGGACAGCTGGCGCAAGCTCGACGCGGTCGTGCAGAGCTTCACTCCGGCGATGGAGAAGCTCGGTCTCACCACTGAGGATGTCACCAAGGCGTGGGAGGAGGGTGGTGATGCCTGGACCAAGATGATGGACCAGCTGGTCAAGCCTGGTCAGTACTCCGGGCTGTGGGACCGGATTCGCGGCACCAACGCCTCCGGTGCCATGTTCATGGACTCCGGTCTAGTCCAGCGAGCGCTCCAGTACTCCGACAACGCCAACCTCCAGTACCGGGCGATGAACCAGCAGGTCGCTGGTTCGATCCGTGGTGGGATGTCGTTCGGACAGATCATCCAGCAGCGCGGCAACGTGCTGGCCCGTATCGGTGACCCGGACTCTCCTGAGTACCAGCTGAACCAGGCAGTCATCGGCCAGGCGCAGCAGGGCCTCGGCTACCAGCTGCCCTTCATGTCGCGCGCGGGTGGGTATCAGCAGCAGGCCAACCTGTTTGCTGGTCAGGCCAACCTGTACGCCGGTGATCCGAACCAGCAGCAGAAGATGGCTGAGGCTCAGCAGCAGTTCATGCAGAGCACGGTGGGGCAGGTCCAGTACTTCCAGCAGCTGCTCTACCAGCAGCGCGAGTTCAACGTCTCGCAGTCGCGGGCGTACGAGGACTTCGCGATCACCCGTGACCGCATGGAGCAGGCGTTCGCACTCTCGCGTTCTCGCGCTCAGCAGGATTACGGGATCATGCGGCACCAGCAGGAGGAGGACTACCAGCTCTCCCGGAAGCGAGCCGAGGAGGACTACAACCTCACCCGCGAGAGGGCCGAGGAGTCCTTCGGTCGGTCGATGAACCGCGCGCACCAGGACTTCACCATCCAGCGGCTGCGCCAGGAGCAGGACTACCAGCACCAGGTCAAGTTGATGACCGAGCAGTCGGCTCAGCAGATGTACGACATCTACAACCGGGTCAACGTCCAGCGCACCAACTCCGCGTCCTACCTGCTGGTGAACGCTCAGGACCAGCTCACCCGGATGCGGCAGCAGGAGGCCAACCTGGCTCGGCTGCGCAAGATGGGTGCCAGCGACGACACCATCCAGGCGATGGGGTTCACCGACTCCGCCAACGCTCAGCAGCTCGCTCGGTTCGTCGCTGAGGCTGCCGCTGACCCGCAGCTGATCCGCGAGTTCAACCAGAGCATCGCTAAGCGCCTGAAGGCTGCCGGTGCGCTCACCACGGACCAGTCCAGCCGTGACTGGCAGGAGTTCCAGCGTCAGTACAAGCTCCAGCGCGACCGCGCGCAGGAGGACTTCACCCGCTCCATCAAGCGTGCGCGTCAGGACTTCCGGATCCAGATGGATCAGATGGAAGAGGACTACCACAAGATGATGTCTCGGGGTGCTGAGGACTTCGAGAAGATGCAGAAGCGAGAGGCCAAGGCGTTCGGCATCTCGATGCACCGAGCGGCTCAAGACTACGCGATCTCCGAACAGCAGA